TCGTGTGCTTAGGGTTTTTTTATGGACTCAGACAAAAAACACCTGCAACAACAAGCAGACGCTTATTGTTTTGGTGCAAGTAACGCTCAATGGATTATAAATCCCTTTCGCAGTGCAGTAAAGCTATCATTCGTGCCATAAAGTGCCTAAAAAGTGCCATAAAAAAAGACCTATGGGGGAAACGACAGTAATCCTATACGTAAAAAGGGTCTCACATTTTTGCACTAAAATAGCTCCAATGTGAGACCCTACTGATTAACACATATTACACACGAAAAGTTAAAAAGTATCGCCATAGTAGGTGGCTCTAGGTGGTTTGTCAAGAGTCATCGTCGACTTCGTCCTCTTCTTCGTCCTCCCATACAATTTCTAGGTCATTTGAGGGATCAGCTAGTAGATGTTTATCAACTAACGTTGTTGCTGTCCTTAACATACCAAGAGCAGTTAAACTATTGTCATATTCGATACGCACTGAGTGTGGTTCATCGTTTACACATATAACATAGTGTTCAAAATGCTCTCCAAGTATTGCAGACGCTCTATCGAGAGGTGTCATTGGGTCTTCCATAGTTCACTTATAGTGTATAAAGAGGTGTGACCTTGGTGTCAACACTAATATGACGACTACTACTATTATATTATATAAAACTTAGAGTACTCTTAGTGTATCACTTAGTGATCACCCATATTAGTCCCTAATTTTTTGTTATTACTTACTGTGCCTTATTCTTACACTTGGCGTTATATTGACGTATACGACGTCGTAGTGGTCAAATGGGGTATAGGTATCAGATTACCACGTAAAGACGTTTCTAGACCCCTTTTTGTTACGATAATAGCTATCCTCGAACTTTTGTAGTTCTTCTCTGAGTACGTCCTCTTTTCTATCGCTTATACGCCTGTCAGCATCTTGTGCCATTTGTTGTGTCCAATAGTTGACAGCAATAGCTAGAGCATCTAGCCTGTCATCATGACTAATAGACCCCCTAGTGGAAGTGAGACGGCTCATTTGGTAAAACAGTTGATATCTGAGTTGAGACTCTTGGGGGTAACCTTGGGCAGATTCGAAGTCACTCTTGATCACCTTAGGATCTATAATAAGGCGATGAGCGTTCATCACGGGTTCAAGGGTGTCGATAATTCGTTTTTCCTTTTGGGTGTTGTGACGCACCTCACTAATAGTTATTGGATGGATCTTTGTCAGCACCGGCTTAAATATCTCAGAGAACATCCCATCGCCAAAGTTGGATTCTACGACGATCTCGTTAACATTGAACTTGTGGGCTTTTATCGCCAAAGCCTTTAGGACTTCTTCTGAGTAACCTCCTTGCATTCCTCCGGCATCGACGACGTAAAGGTAACCGTTGAGCATCTTTATTATAGCCCAAGCTGTTTCATCCTTACCTCGTCCCGATGGGTCAATCGACATAACACACCCTGTGTACGGAATGTGCTCTCCTACTAGCTTTAGAGGTTGGTGGTATCTATCTGTAGAGAAACCCACATTGGGCACGCTACCATCCCACGCTAAATCCTTACTGTGAGCCCACACGACTTTCTCGGGGGCTAACTCGGGGTCTATATCCATTACTACAAGGTCTGTTAGTTTCAACGGATAGCGATCTAAATCAGAACGCTTGGTGTTCAACATAAACTGCATAGCGAACCCCGAGCGACCATAGGAGATCTCACGTTCGTCGAGGTCGATGTCACTAAACCTAACAGGCTCAGTAGACCTCCCGTGTTTATCCAAGTCCACACAAAGGGCACTCACAGCCCCGTTATACTGTGTTTCATTGTCTGTTTGACTAATGTACCTTGCAGGCCATATCCTAGCGATATAGTCCCGTTGTTGTAATATGTTATATATGCTATCCTCTGTCTGAGGTGTTCCCAAGAAGATAATCTTAGAGTCATCTAGTGGTTTTAGAATAGCGTCAAATTCTTTTACTTGTTCACCTAGCTTCCATCTCATACCGTGAGTAGCCGAGTTACTTGGTACTTCGATGTCATCGGCAACGATAATATCAGCACGTGACCCTGTAAGTTGGCTAGTGACCCCTAGTGACTTAACAGAAGGGGCGTGAGATGCCGGGGCAGGCCCGACGTCGAACGATATCTTAGAAAATCGTTGTTGCTGAGATGGTATTAGGTGTTGTAATATGGGCATCTCGTGTATCAGACGCAATGTAAAGGTACTAAAGTCGTCTGAACGTGTTTTTGAGGCTGATACAACAAGTATATTCTTACTTGGATCAAGAAATAGTTGGTGTACGACGTACGAAGAACAAATCCAAGACTTACCAACACCACGAAACCCTTCGATAATAGATCTCTTAGGGCCATTCTGCATAAAATCAGCGATCTCATACTGAATGTCAGTTGGTTTCGGAAGGTTTAGGTGCTTCCACGTTGCAAAAAGGAAGTTCCTAAAGTCCCGGAGCTGTTCCGGTATTTTCATTTATGTGTTTCTTGAGCGATTAGCTTTTTTAGATGATATTCTAAGATTTTCACGCCTATTGTTATAGGGGTTTCTGTCCTTATGGTCAATATCTTTTCCTGCGAGGGCACTTTTGCCCTTCTCACGGGTCATCATACGACGTGCTTTGTTTCTTTGAGCACGACGTTTCTTTTGTTTTTCAGTCCCGTGGTAATCTCTGTATTCTTTTTTGTAGTTACGATCCACTTATTCGGATGGGTTCTGAGTCGTCGTCAAATGGTAAAGAGCTTACTAACTCTTTCATAGGCGAGTCGTCGGTTACTGTTGCTTGAACTCCGTTGTCCTTTAAGAGTTGTCGTGCTACGCTAAGTTCAGAAGCTGTTGCTTCACCACTTTTAATCTTTTCGACGAGTACATCGATAAGGTTATCTTGTAGCAAATGGAGTTTTAATGATGGGTCAGCCATAATTATTTCTTTCTAGGACAATCCTTGGCGTCACATTGTAACTCTTTGTATATCTTGATTCCAAGATAACCTAGAGTGGCAAGTCCAACAAGGATCGCTACTAATGTATTTAAGTTGCCTAGTGTTATTGCACCGATAAAACCGGATACACCAATAGCAGATGGTAGATGTTGAGAGTTCATATTATATTATTTGGTTACGACGAGTTAATAATTCGTCTATTTCTTTAGCTAATTCGGGAAACTCTTTCAATAGTTCAGACTTAGCAAATTTACGGTAACGATTAATTACCTTTTGCATACGTTTAACTCTTGGAGGTTGTATTCCTAAATTTAACTCTTGGTCATTACCTGCTTCCATACTTCTATAGTCACGGGATTTGACCACGCGTTCAAGTTCTTGACGTAGTGTACGTCCGTCCATTTTTACAGAACCGGTTAGCTCTTGAAGTCTATCGTAAGCTGTTTGTTCCTTTTCATTTCTGTACTGACGTAAGTCAAAAGTATTCATAAGTTTTGATTTAGGTAAACTGAACCCTTTGTTCAATCTACCAATCTCTTGGTCTAACACGTTGTCAGAGGCTGTTCTTGTGTATGAAGGAAATACTAGACTACCACCCATTGGTAAGTTTTCTAATAATACCTTTTCACCTAAGACATTACGTTTAGGCATCAAAGAGTCAGTACCGGGGATACGTTTAAGAATACGATCCATTACAGTACGAGCATCTTTGATTTCTCTAAATTGATTTATGTTACCTAACTGTGGTACATATCCGGGAATAAAGCCTGCACCAATGTCACCTACAAGTTTAGTTGTACCGGTCATAGGATTCTCTAAGAGAGCCATAACGTTATCCACACCTTGTAAGAATGACTTATTCGCAACGTTATTCACAAATGATAAAGCGACAATACCCATACCATATTCAAAGTCTTGGTCGTCGATGTCTGAGTAATATTGAGCTTCAGCCATATCAACATACAAACCTAAGACTGTAGAAAACGGATCAAGTTTGTTATAACTATAATACTTGTCTCCTACTTTAATTGAGTATGGTTGCCAACCTGCTTGTTGTAATGCTCGTTTACGATCAGTATCTCTTGGCCCTGCTCCTGTAATAACACCCATAGTGGTCGCTTGGCTTGCGTACCAAATACCTGTACCAACAAGACCAACAGAGGTTGTTAGTTTACCATAGGCATTGGCTCTAGCTACAGGATCAATATTCTTAGCTGTTAGAGCAGACTTCATATCTGATTGAATGCCCATAAATCTACCAATAAGTCGAGCTCCATCCATACCGGCACTTCTAATATCACGAGATATAACAGTACGATCCAAAGCAAACTTCAAGATGTTTGTAGGTGTACGAACGAACGGTATAATAAATCCAAGAGGTTTAGTAACAGGGTCAGCTTTTAGTTGATTGATACTTTGAGACAAACGTCCTAAGACACTTGTTTCATCTAAATCAGATGTAAATGTATTCTGTTTAGCAAACTCAAGAGCTTCTTCAGCTAACTTAGAACGATCACTATCGGGGTCAACTTTATAGCTGTCGTAATCATCAGCAACTCGACCACTCTTAGCTCCACCACGATTACTGATGTATGTTTGGTATTCTCTTTCAGCTTCAAGAGGTGTCATTTCTCCACTTTCAACTTTAGGTGCAATCTCGGTGTTGTAGTAGTTCATATCTACGTTCTCTTGATTGTAAGCTCTTCCTTTATCTAAGATACCATCTAAGCCTTCTTTAACGTGACGTCCTAATGCTTCACCACTTTTACCTGCTTGAATACCTTCCATAGCTAATTTCATCTTAGCGTAGTAACGATAATTAAGTTGTTTAAATAATTCGTCACCTGCACCAAGAGCTTTACCCGGAAGTCTAGCATACTTACCAAAGCCGTTAATTATAGACGACGTCAACGTACCTGCTTCAGCTATATGTATTGGTGTCTTCTCTAACATTGCATTAACATTAGATGCACTGATTTTAGGTACTTCTAAATAGTTGTCATCAAAAGCTCTACTACCTTGTGTCAGCTGAGCTCCTTCTTTAAATGTACGAGAAGCAACCTTAAGTGCATCTCTGTACATATCAAATGATAAGATTGCTCCAACACTAGCTCTTAACATAGGCATATTACCTGTAAGTGCTGAGCCTGCAACCATCTCACTTGCTCGTACAGCAAAGGTAAGACTGTTACCTAGTAAGTTGACTATCTGTGTTGTAGGGCCAAACAATAAAGAGTTTGTCCAATACTCAAGAGTCATATCTAACATACGTGACCCGTGAATACCTTTTGCAAGTTTAGACATTGCACCTACTTTGATTTGTTCTTTAATCTTACCATCAGCAAGGTGGTCAACATTAGTAGCATCAGCTACCTCTTGAACAAGGTCTATGTATTTCTTTTGAGATGACTTCTGATTAAGATAACGAGCTTGTCCTTCTTCAGACTTATTACGTGTACCTACGTCACGATTATTAGAGTTACCATCAATGATCTTCTTGTGTACTTCTCTTAGTTGTCCTTTACCTTGTAGCAGACCACGACGTTGTACTAACGACAAAGCTACTTCACGACCATACAACTGCCACATCTTACCAACTTCATACAATCTATCTAAGTCTTCCAAGAAAGCTACTCTGTCGCCATCTGTAACCTTAGACATATTCTGTGATTGGTATATCGCTGTTTTCTGTAAGCGAATAGCAAGTGTATCCATAGTCATCTTAATAGCTGTTTGTTCAGCTCTAAAGTTTTCCATAGCATCTGCGTTGCCTTTAAGTTGAGTCATTAAAGTTTCGTACTGACCACGATCACCACCAAAGGCATCAATAAGCTCTTCATTTGTACTACTTAACTCTTCAAGTGTCGTAGGCTTAGGTGGTGTAGTATCTTTAATATGATCAACAAGCTGACGCATAACAATAGCCATACCGGATGATGATGAAACATATCCAAGCATTTTGTTTAGTGTTTCGTTAGTTGCTCTAACATTATCACCACCAAACTTTTCTTTTGCTACTTTATTTGCTTGTTCAGTAAATGTACCTCCTTCACCAAAGATGTTGTCGTACTCACCGTCATTCAAACCAAGGTGTTCCCTATGATACGCTTTGCTTTCTGCATCCATTGTAGATCTTGCATATTTAAACTCTGCGTCACCAATGTTAATACCTTGTGCTTGAGCTATATCGTAAATCTGAAACCCGTCTTCAACACTACCGAAATCTTCGATTAGTTGTCGTTCAAATTGTGCTTCTCTTGCAAGTCTTTCACTTGTAGATGCTCCACGGTATGGATCTAAACCACTTGTATCTTCAAACACACGAGTGTCTAAAGATGTATCTCTTTGTAAATCTACTTCTTCAACGTCAACACCTATCTCTTTACCTAACTTACGTCTATTCTTTGACGAAGTTGGGTCTCGTTGCATTGATAACTTATCGTCTATTAACTTGTTTAGTTTAATATTAAATTCTGTATCAAGTATTAACATCTGTTGTTTTAGTTGCTTAGGATGTCTACGACCATACTCAAGTAGTACTCGACGCATATAAGGAGCAGGCAAATCAGAGTCAAGAATTTTCTTTATCTCCTCAAACCGTTTAGGTGCTTCTTTCTTTAATGACCTAATTGAAGTTTTTACTTTTGCAACTGACTGTTTACTTAAAGTGGCAATACCTTTCTTAGCTTTTTCAACAAACTGTTCAGCAACAGGTTCTAAATTACGTTCAGTAACAGCCGTACGTTTTACTTGAGCTACAGGTTGCTTTGGTGCTTCTAACTTACCCTCGAGATAATCTTGGTACTGCTCCGGAGTCATTTTAGGCAGGTTTTCTTCTTCTTTACGTGCTAATTCATCAATATCATCGTCTTCAAAACGTTGAGGTAATGTATCTGTGCGTACAGCCTCTTCATCAATACCTTTTACAGCTCTTTCGATTTCAGTATCTTTTGTAATTTGTTCTCTAACATCTACAAGTTTCTGCATATCTTCAGCCTTGAGTGTTTGAAACCCTTCTCCAAAGTATTCGTCGACGTTGTCACCCCCACGTAAGATACTATTAAGTTCGCTGTTAACACGTTGAGAGCTTCTTGAATAAGTTGTCATTTCGACATCTTGATCTTTCATTGTAGCGTGGATGTCACTAAGAATACTCTTAAAGTCTGTATTGTAGTTCTGTGGAATACCTAAAAGCTGTTGTATGTATCCAACAATCTTTTGGTATACACTACGAGATTGCTGTCTACTACCGTATAGTTTCCTTAAAAATCCTGTATTTGACCAAGACTCAGCCACAAACTCGTGTAAACTAGAAAGACCATAAGTGTCTTGACCTGCTAGACGACGCATTTTAATGCTTTCAATTAACTGATCGGGTGAGTCTAAGAATTTACGACTACGACCTTCTAATACAGCATCAAGATAAGAGTTAGCTAAGCCTTTAAGTGGGTTAGAATCCTCTAAACCATCAGCTATTTTACTAAGACTTTTTAAATACTGTGCATAGTTAACGCCTTTCTCTTTTAAATCTTTAGTAGTAACAATATCTACAGTATTTAAACCAAATGTATCATCAATCTTCTTAGCTGTTACTGCGTGCATTGCTTCGTGTAAGAAGTACTTTTCAGTTTGAGTATCTTCAACAAGTTTCTCTGCACCTCTACGCTCTGCAACTGTAACACTTCTAGTGTCGGGAAAGAAGGTAGCTCCTGCTTTACCTTTTAAGTCTCTAAAGCCATTAAACTGAGTTGTCTTCAACGACATCTCTGCATTCTCATACAGATGTCGGAACATAGGAGCGTATAAACTACTTTTACCTTCTTCAGAGTTTAGATAACGTCCTATTATAGAATGTAAATCGATTTGATTCTCTTCAATACCCTTATCAATTTGAGTTTGAAAGTCATTACGTAACCATTTATTGAAAGCAACTCCGGTTTGGATGTCCTTGTCAATCATTGAAAACTTATCACTTTCAGCTAAAAATTCATCAAATATCTTAGCAAGGCCCTCAGCGTCATTATTTTCTTTAGCTTCTTTACCTTTCTTAATGTACTTAACACCGGTCATAAACGAACCTGCAAGTCCTCGTACACCACCTTCAATTAGTAAACCTTCAAGAACATTCTTTAAACGTCCTTCGATTTGTCCGTCTTCGTCTTTATTAGAAAGAAACTCATTAACAGGGTTAGCTAAAGGTGTACCTTGAACTAAGTCAGATAAACGATCTTCTTGACCATCAAATACTGTAAAGTCAGTAATCATACCCGAAGTTATGTCACTTGCTATCTTACGTTGTTTACCTGCTAAAGCGATTTTAGGGTTTTTCATACCTGCTTTAGCGTAACGAGATACTTGACCTATTTTGCCTATTTGTCCGGCAATAGGAATAAATCCTGTAGCAAAGTTAACAATACCCTCAGCTAAACCACCTACAGCAGTTTGTGAACGTCCTAAGACACGCTTATCATAATCCGGTAAAGCATCAAAAGCTACGGTATCAGCAAGATTATAAACACCTTGAACTGCACCTTCTACACCTCTTGGTACAGACATTGCTAAATCAGCGAGTAAATTTGGTTTCTTTTCCTTTTTCTCAATGTCGGCTCTTGCCCCACCACGTGTTGCAGATGTAATTGTTGTTGATAACTGTGAGTAACTAGACATATTATGTTATTTGTTTATTTGGGTTTTGAGTGCTTTCGTTTTGTACTAATGTACCGATAGACTCTAAAATTAATTCTAAGTTAGGGTTTTTTCGTAATTCTTGTCGAACCTTTTCTTCCCATTCTTCACCGACCTTATCCCTTTCCATAGGAATTCTACTTTCGTCGCTATAGCCTCTTCCTAACCACAAAGCTCTTTCTTTGTTAGGTAGGTCTTTTACTTTGTTGAATGGTATTATGTACCTATCGGGAAAGCCTAACATCCTAAATAGTTGAACTCTAGTACCATCAAATTCATCATCGCCTCTGTGAGCTAGAAAGTCTACTAAAGCGTCTTCAGCTACTTCAGTTCCTTTTCTAGGATCTATAAATTCATTACCTTTTAGTACCCATCTTCGAGCTACCTCAGCAAGTCTTGCATCGGTTTCTGAAGGTGAGTTTAAGTAGTCCATGTATGACTTATCGGGAGAAGTATAATCTCCTTTATTAATTCGTTCGTTTGTCATAAGGTTTGTCATTGTACCTTTTCTGTTCTTTTGAGAAGCATGAACTAACTCGTGCATTATAGTTGACTCAAGAGCTTCTATAGATTTATAACGGTCACTGACTTCAATTAAATCTCTGTTACGATAAGAGAATCCTCCAATATTATCTCCAAGATCTTTAAATACTATTCGAACTTCATTGTTTTTAGTGTTTAGAAGCTCGGGACTACGTTGTTCTAATAGCTTAAACTTAGCATCAACAATTCTATCAATAGCTTCGGGATTGGCATTTGGGAGTCTACTTGTGTAGAACTGTTTTGCAAAGTCCTTATAGTCAATAAAGATTTTTCCTCTTTGTGTTCTTAGATTGTATTTATCTAGAACTTGTTCGTGGATATTAGTTGGTTCATCGGCTAATCCATACTTTCCGAAATTCTCAGTAATATCTGAATCGATAGCTTCCACTTCGTTATCCTCTAGAGTTTTTTTTTCGGGATCGGGATCAAGGTCATTGTCCTCGTCGTCACCCATTTCTACATCACTAATAAATTTGTGATCGATAAAATATTTCTTTTGTAGATTAAATAACTCTTGAGCGTTCATACCATATTTTTCGGCTATTTGAGCATAAGCCTCGACGTCGTCGTTTCTTAATGCTTCAACCGTAGCTCTCATACCACCTTTTAAGGTAATTGGTATTTCTGCAAGTGTAGCTTTTCTAGGGTCACCGGCTACATCTCTATCTTGAATTAAAATACTTTCAACAGTAATTTTACGTTGTCTATCAAGTGGATCAGCATCGGGATTCATTGTGCCTCTTGACAGACGTCGTTGAGCAATTGTATCAGTATTAACATCAACGATACCACTTATTAATTCTTCTTCAGTAAAACCGGTAACTTCCTTACGTGACCAAATAAACTCTAAAGCCTCTTGGCGTTTACCTTTTTTAATTAACTGAGGTATTTTACTATTTTCAGTTGCCGAAAAGTGACCACCCCCTGTTAATGCAAACCAATTATCTAAAAAGTTTTGGTCATCTTTAAACGCTTGGTCTTGAGTTGTTAAAGACTCTTTCCAATTTTTGGTAAGTTTCTTTTTATTATAACCTCCTTTAATCTTCAATGCACCTTCTTCTCTTTCAAAGGTATCAGTTGATATTTCATTTAGCTCTGTAATTTCTTTGATGTACTCAGCTTTATCGTCTTCGTCTTCTATAAGTTCAAACTCAGCGATTTGAGAAGGTGTCCATCCTTGGTTTAACCATTTAGCTTGTTCTTTATCAGATAAACCGATAACTTCTTGTTGAACGTCGGCTTTTTGTTTAATTAAATTAACTAACTGTTTGTCAGCTTTTTGTTTAGCTATAATTTGAGCTTCTTTTACTCTAGCTTCTCTTTCATCAACATTTAAAGTTTTGTCGTCGAAGATTTCTCTAGCTAAACGTCGATACTCACTATCATACATTGTATATAACTCTGAGCTTAAACTATAAGCTAAAGGAGTTAAAGCATACTTGTCATCAGCGTTACGCTTGTAAAACAGTTCTATTTGCTCTTGCTCCAACCCAAGTTCGCCAATATTTGATATTACAAAGTCATTACTAAAATCAAGCTCGGGGTTGTTAGGTATACTTTTGTAAAACTTAGTAAATGCTTCTTCTCTAAATAAAGCAGGATTTACTTTTAGTTGCTCTCTACCTTCGTTCAATAAGCGTAATCTCATTGCTTCTTCTTGTGGTATTTCAGCAAGTAATTCATCAAACTCTTCGTCAACCTCTTGTAACTTCTTTGAGTCACCTTCAGCTTGGAAGTATTTAAAGTAGTATTCGTCTAAAGTCTTTTGAGCACGTTGTTGAATAAGAATAGGTAAATTAGTTCTACTGTTATTTAAACTAGCTCTAAGTTCACCTTCGATCTTTGCCCCTTCTTGTGTATCAAATATCGGCTTACCACCAACGTTAAATTCATCTTGGTCATATACAGCTTCTATGATGTCTTCAGCATTCGCTAAACCTTGCTCAGTCTGTGAGTTAAGTTGATTGATAACGTGTTGTTGAGTAGATTTAAGAAATAAAGCATTAGTTGCTGATTTATCTCCATCAAGTCTTGTAAGTGCTGAATTGTAAGAATCTGTGAATAACGTTTGAAAATCCGTAGTGTCATCAGAGCCTTGTAAAGCACTATTTAAATCATCTTGAATTTTAGTTGAAATGTATTCTCTAGCTTTTTGCTCATATTTATCGTGTAAAGTCAACTTAAGTTTAGCTGATTTACCACTTGCTAACACATTGTGAGCTTCTTGTGCAAACACGTTTTGATTAAAGCGTTCACCTAGTTCATTCATATAAGAATCAATTCTAGTTGAAACAGCTTCATCATACTCTGCAATACTGTCAAAGTCTTGAATACTCTTTTCAAAATCGTTTTCTATGTCTTGAAGCTCTGTTGGTACAATCTCTTTATAAGTACGTTCTACAATCGCTTGTTGAAACGCTTTGTTATACCCAAAGACACTACGAGTGCTTTTATCCCCTTGGATTAGCTCATTGTAGTGTTTATCAAACTCTTCGTCAGACATTGTTTGAATATCTCTGACTGCTTGTTGTTGATTAGCGTCGACGACGTTTCCGTAAACCTCAGCACCTCCTTTCAAAGCATTAGCAAACTTAGCTAATGAGTTAGTTTTAGGTGTTTGTTGAACAACTACTCTATAATTACCTCCTGTTTGAATACGAGGTGACAGAGCTTCTTGTCTAGGATCGTAGTAGACTTGCTCTCTTCCGTCGGATTTTAGTAATTCTTTAAGTGGATTCTTAGACATAAGTATTAAAAGGGTCTCTACCGGGAAGGTCTAACATTCCCATATTAGAAGATTTTTGTGATGCTTTAGAAAGTGTGCTTACAGAGTTTTTGTTACCAAACCCTGTAAAGCCTGCTTGATTCATTGTGTTATACATACCGAAACCTGTTGATACACCACTAAGAATATTACCAAGGTAGTCGGGTTCTTCAATAGGTTGATTAATCTGTAATAGATTTGCTCTTGAGTTACCAATAGCATTTTCCAAATTAATGTTGGCGTTGATTTCATTGATTTCATCTTGTTGTAGTACACTAAAGTTATATTGAGCTTCTTTACGTGAAAAGTCATTCATTAAATCACTTACTGATCTACCTTTAACACCTGCTTCTATTGCAGATAATCCTGCTTGAGCTTTAGCACTTTCAGCTTGTAATTGATTAGCTTGAAGTTTTTTAGCCAAAGCTATCTTTTGCATTCTCTGCTCAGTTCTTTGTGCTGATACTTGTCTTAAATAACGTTTTCGTTCTTCCTCTGAAGCTCTGCGTTGCATTTCTGCTTGCACTTTAGCTTGCTGTTTTTGAGCCATTGTTTGAGCACCGGCTTGAGCTACACCCAAACCGATTGACATTGAGACCGGTTCACACATTATCTGATATTATTATAAATTCGTAAAAAGGTTCATCTTTAAAATAAACTGTACGTAAAAAACGAGCTTTACAAAATGTAAGCCATTTAATCGCTAGTTCATTGTCTTTATGAACAAAGTTAAAAGTTGTTGTGTATGGACGTGTTAATATTTGTGTGTATTTGCGAGAAGCCTTAATAAAGGCATATCTATTCTCATATAAGTCCTTAGTTCCAAGTAGCCAAATAAAACCGTAATCTTGCATACGTCCTGCCCCAAACATAGCTACAGGTGTACCATTTGGTGCAACGGCTGTAAAACAAGCGTCACTATCCCTCAGACCTCTTTGTAGGGCTTCGTGAGGGGTATGACCCATACAAGCTACCTCAAGGGCGTCTATGTCCCTTATATTGCTTGCTATGACGTCTACGTCGTCGTTGACCGATAAACGAACATAACCACCACCTATATGGTGTGAAACAATCTTAGACTCTTTGTGATCGTCCGTGGACGAAAGATTCAAATTCAACTGATTGGATGTTTGATGGGTAGGCACTATCGTTTTCTAGATCAATGTTAACGTTTTTAGGACTTGAATAAATAGGAAAGCGATGATCATCTTCTAAAAGAGATCTAGAAGATTTACTACCCAAAGTAGTTGTTTGTGTAGCTCTATCTTCCTGTGATACTTTTACTGCTAAATACCCTGTGTTGTCAACGAATAAACTTAAGTTTCTAAGTTTAGCACTAACACTACTACTTGGTGTTTTAACCTTATCTGAGGGTAATTTAAATAGTTGATCCGAGAAACGATACTTCATTGTATAAGCACAACCTGCAGTTATCGATTGACCTGCACCGGGAGTACCACTACCGGATTGGAATATTTTACTACTACCTATAAATGTATTAGTAAATAAACGTGCACCTGTGTTTGTATAATAAGTTTCAATAGGTTCGGGAAATATAGAATCAACTGCTAATTGACCGTTACTATCTGTTGTTCCTGCTTGTTGAAAATCAAGATAAAGCTCGGTGGTCGCAGGGTTAGCTTCAAAGTTTATTTTACCTATACTTAAGTAATCATTACCACCAAAGTAACTACGGTAAAATAAATAAAGAACTGACCCCATAAACTGACAGCCAATGATTTCAACATCTTGAGGGTTTTCACTTAAATCACCAAACGTAAACTTTGACCACGAACTCAATAATTTTTGATTACCACTAAAGAAATATTTATAAACATAAAGACAGTTAGATGTGCTACTACTTAAAGCTACAAGAACATCTTCAGTTGGTGTACCTGTTAATGCTTTAATATTTCTTGGAATGTATCTAGGTATTTGCTCAGTTATTTCAACGGAGTCGTAGACGTCGGTCGTACTGTTTAATTGAAACTCTCTAAAAGCTGTATGATTGTCACGTTCAGTTGCAAAGTAAATATAAGAACCTACAGACACAGGCTCAACTTCTTCATCAACATCATACTTAGTAACATTAGTGATTGATATAGTTCGGTTTGAAAGTAAGTCTCCACCTTTTAAAACAAATTGTCCTGTCTTTGAAAATAAGATTAAATTTTCTTGGAAACTAGCTGTACTCGTTAAATCAGTTACTTCATCGGTAGAAACAGTAACATCAATAGGATCACTATCGAGTAATTGACTCATAGTAGTCCTAAAAAAGTTAAACACATCGCCTGCTTGACTCATAGTTACACCTTCTTTTGATAAGAAACCTAATCTGTCTTTAAAGAAGAACACATTACGAATTGGTTTACCTATAAAACTCGGAGGAGGAACTAAAAGTCCATCACCACAAGATAATCTAGTGTAACTAGCTTCACCAATTGTAAATGTATCCGGTGCTGTACTTATTATATTATGAGGAAGTGTAGAGTCTTTTAAAGCTGTATATGTATTTGGCCCAACGGTTTCTTCCCAAGCACCCATTCCATATTGTCCTCCGTCTTCAGTCGCAAATTTTACATACATATCATCTGTACCAATGGATACATCGCCTGCAATTTTAATTATAAAACCATTTTCACACGTATTTGGTAAATCAACTATAGAACCTGTTTTCTTGTAAAGAGCAGTTAAGCCTTGATTACCAAGACCGTCTGATGCCGAGACAATAAAGTCATTAGTTGCATTAGCTACAGATGATTTTTGAGTTAAAACAGTTAAATTTCCGTCTTGAAATATATCAAAATTAGTACCAAAAGCTGAATTCATATCAGACCTAAGGGAAGTCATTATCGTTGTAGTATCAGCATTATTACCACTAGTGTTAGCATCTCCGGATCTAAATGAAGCAGTTCCATAATTAAATATAGTACTACTTGATTGAGCCTGTGAAGACGTAGCATTAATAGTAAAAATAAGAGGCTGATTTGTTGAATTTGGGTAAGGCCCTTCGATTGTATGATATGTACTAAATCCCGAATAGGTACTACTACTTGAGCTTAATTGGTATGCCCACTCTATAATTTCACCATTAGAATTTGTTTTAAATTTAATATTTTTATTATAACCACTAGTTCCCCAAGCAATATTTCCGGTTATACTTGTTGAACTTGCAGTAAAGCCAACTGCGTTATTTTTAAGAGCAATACCGTAAGCAGGTGAAATTGTGTTCATAATAGGTATTAGCATAAATTGAACATTAAAACGAGGGACAACGTCATTTCCTATTTTTAGTTCATAATCTTTTTCATAATCACCTTGCTTAATAAAAGTAACAATTTTACGCTCATAATCGGGAGTTTCGTAAGTAGATGTCGTGTCTTGCTCAGTTGTAACTGTACTATTACACACAAAAGTTGTATCACCTATTGTAGTGAATTTTAAATCGTCAATAGCACTAGGGTGTAAATAAGGTGTATTGGATGAGTTAGCTGTATATGTCCCTGTAACTCCATTAATTGAACATTGAGCACCTGTGAGTAGATTATATATTCGATAAGTTGTAGACGACGACCCTGTCCTATTAATTATAACAACATATTTTTCATTTTCATCACGATCAATAAAATGTGTTGTGTAAGTACCGGTTAATGAATTAAAAAGTTTCTTTATGTGTTTTAAAGGTGGGCGTTTAGTTAAACCATCAACAACACTACTCAAAGCGTTTTCCTGTATCTCGCATTGTCCGGCAAATCTAGTTGAATCGGGTTGTTGGGAAACACCTCCGATTATGCTTGATATAGAAGTATTTACTAATGGCATATTAAACTAAGTCGTAGTTTCTGTTAACACCTACTCTAGTAGCTGTGTCGTAATTATTGAATATATTATAATTACCTTGATCGTTTTGGCGATCCTTAAAGTAAGTTTCAAGCTCTTGTTCTAACTTTGGTAGACGTTGAATATCAATACCACTTTGTGGGTATAGCTCTGTTAGTAATCTAGCAGTTCTTACTTCGACATACTCTTGGAACTTCTGTGGTGTTTCGTCAAGATCACGGCTGTAAATAATAGTGGCTTTTTGTGTGCCTTCCCACTCATTGTACTTTTTAGTATCTAAATTTCTAAGATAAAACGCATTTCCTACCTTTTGTTTTGTTGTTGGTACATCATTTAGTTCTATACTTAACCAATCAGATAGGTAACTAATAAGTGAGTTATTTGGAACGACGTCTACGTCTGTCTCTGTATTGAACCACCAACCACGAGATTGTAATTCTGTGTTAGTTTTTAACATTAACTCATACGCTTCAGAAGCTAGCGATGATTCATTTGTATTAGTAACTTGTTCTTCACCGATGTATCTTAAAATATTATTTACATATTCTATAAGAGAAGTGCTATTTATTGTTCTTGCTGAACGCATAGTATTTGCATCTTCTAATAACTCTTTCTTTTTGTAAGCAGGTAAAGCATTAAATGTAGTTTCTTGAAAACCCATTATACGCATTTCCGGTCTAAAATTTTTGTAAGTAAAGAAACCCGATTGACCTAATAGACCTACACCTCGATTAGCATTATAATTCTTTTCTTCAGTTACTATGTAAGCTGTTTCGTTATCTAATTTAGTTTTCTGAGATGTAAGTAAATTCTTCTCAGCTTGTATCTTATTTGTGTTCTCTTCTTCAGTTAATTTCTGTTTCTCTAAAAGCTCTTTTTGGCTAATAGTGAGCATTGTCTCTTCATTAATTTTAAGACGTTGACCTTCTACTAACTCTGCTTCTTTTTGACGCTTGTCACTTTCAGCGATTTCAGTGATAAACTGTTGTTGTAAAAGATCTGTTTCTTCGTGAACACGTAGTCTTGTTGCTTCTTTGATACCTACGTCAGCACTAATATCTGATTGTCTGACTTTCTCAGTATTTACCTGTTCATCGATAAGACTACCCTGCTTACCTTTAATAGTAGTGTCAGCTTCGACATCTAACTTCTTCGAACCTTCTGTGGCTGTCTGTGCGTCTACGAGTGACCCTTGTTTACCTTTGATACTTATGTCAGCACTAATGTCAGCCTGTCTTGCTTTTTCGGTGTCAGCTTGTGTGTCTATAAGTGAGCCCTGCTTACCTTTTAAATCAGTATCTGCCTCAACGTCTAGTTTCTTTGAACCTTCGGTAGCTGTCTGTGCATCTACAAGTGAACCTTGCTTACCTTTGATGCTTATATCAGCACTTATATCAGATTGCTGTACCTTCTTAAGTTTTGTGTCTTCGTCGACGGCTAATTTTTGAGCATCAGTTAATAATTTCTCTGAAGCTAATTTTTCGCCTTGCTTAAGTTCGGTATTAAGACGAATAGTTAAAAGTTTTTCTTCAGCACTTGATTGAAGGAATAACACTTCCTCAATACCCATATCTTTAACTGTGTCGGGTATAGCTGTAAACGACGTCGTCGTACCACTCTCTTTTGCTTGTCTAGCTGACAGGATAGCAAAAGCTACCTGCTCTTCATTAAAGCTGAATTTGTGTAACTCCTCAGAACTAAGGAAACGACTCTGCATAACTCTAGCAGAACGAATAGTAATGTATCTTACTGCTTCCTCGGGAATATTAGTGTTAAAATCATTAGAAGCGTTTGTATAAATACTTATACTGCCACCACTTGTATTAAACCACCAACCCTTAGATTGAGTTTCTCTACTTACTTCTTCAATAATTTGACGAGCAATGACTGCATTAGGATTAGTACTTGTATTTGCTGTAGTAAGAGCAGATTCTCCTATTACACTAAGACAAGTGTTGACAGCGTCGTGTAGAGTTGTAGTGGACATAAATTATAATTGTGTTTCGGGGGTTAAGAAACGACTACCAACTGTGTCTGTAACAGATGATTCGTTTTCAACAAAAGTAACTGTGTATGTTGTGTGTCGTTTATTATTGTCTCTATCTCTTACTTGACTTCTAGTCATTTTGAAAGCTCTAGGCATAACGTGAGTACTAGAGTTCTTTTTGTCCATATACTTATCGAACAAGTAACGCATCATAACAAAGTAAACATAACGAACATCACCTGTAGTTTCATTTAAATGTAATGCAAGACTACTAGCTGATTGACCATCAACTGTACCACTAGGGCCTCCAACAGCATCTTCGTAGAACATATTCATATCGAGTTGGAATATACCCATTGATGATGTAAAGTCGTAGTCGATACCAAACCAATCTACGGGATTATTGTCGTTGTGAACGTAAGTATGAGACATAATAATAAAATTTTATAAAAAGGGAAACCCCCATAGGAATAGACCTATGAGGGTTTCGAGTTGAATTAAGAATTAGTTGTCTGAGACTGCGTCATCTCCACTACTTCCTTCTTCCGGAACGATAGAGATAGCACACTCGGGACGTAGTACACCGTGTCCCATTGCATATTTAGCAACGAACAATGTACCTTGTCTTTCGATTTGATACTCAGATTCAGTAGCTAAGTCTAATAACTTAACTGTACCGATAGCTTCTTTTGTACCACCGATGATACCATAAACGTGTGGATCAGCAGTTGTACCTGCACCGTGACGTAAAGCACGGAAGTCACCATCATAACCGGTTGTACCGGATAATGTAGGCTGAACAGCACCACTTGTAGAATCAATTGAGTTCTTAGTGTTAAGAGCTCCTGCGACGTCTACGATGTGGTTAGACTTGAATAAGCTGATACCTGCAACCATAGGTATAGTACCTGTTGCAAGGCTACCTGCTCCACCAACGTCTGTATTTACTGCTGAGTTAACTACATTACCATTGTCGGCTGTAATTAATTGGTAGTAAGTTGAAGGGTGAAGGATAGCGAAACGACCTTCTTGAGGTGCGTTCTTCTCATCAAGTGTTTGAGCCATTGTGAACAAGGCATCAATGATACCTGCAGTTGTCTTCAATGTAGCTGAAGGAATGTGGACTGATGAGCCACCGTCAGTTACACCTGTAATGTTAGCAGATGCTTTAGAAGCAAGGTAAAGAGTCTTCATTGTAGCAATGTCGAATCTCTTAGCTAGTGCTTTACCAAGTTCTTGGGCGTATACTGAACGAATATCGAAGTGAGTTTTAAGCTCATCAATGTTCGCTAGGAATGTTGATGAAGTTAACATCTCGTCGATAAGGATAACTTTCTCTGATTTTTGAATGTCAGATAAGTAACCACTACCTTCGATCAATGAATTACCCGGAGTGTGGTATTTCGCAGAAGCGATACCTGTAACAGGGAACTGAGCTGATTTACCATTAGAGATGGTACGGATAGTGTGAAGACCTTTCATTATGTTAGCGTCTTCGAAAGCAGTGAGAATCTCACCACTGAATACCTTGAGGAACAAGGCGTTCTCCAATGCGTTCGACGTAGTCGTGTTATCGGTATTGAAATTATAACCAACACGTGAAGCAGGGAGAGATGCTGATAAGGCTGGATTTGCCATAGTTTTTTATTTCTCCTTTTGGATTGTTATTGTTTTAGTTAGGTGTCGGTTGACGTCGTCATTCATACAGTTATCCGTCGCAACGGGCTGTGTGTCTAAGTCGGTCGACAAAATTCTTATCTACGCATTTTGAGCTTTACTCGTGCTCTCTTGGTGTTGCGTACAAATTGTTTTCCTTTGCTTCCTTCTCGTTTCTTTTTACGAGCTGTTGAAGCACGTTCGGATTTTGATAGGCTTCTAGCCTTAGCCATCGGAAGGCATCTGTCCGGGTTCTTTTTGTTTTTAGACGTGCCACAAGGGCCTTTAATATTTCCATCCGATCCAATTCTTACCCATTTTTGTGCACGCCATTTTGCTAATTCACCCATTACTTCTTGACCTTTAGTTTCTTTCTTCTGCCTCTTGTCTTACAATACTTCGATGCTCCCATTGAAGCGTAAGCAGATGGCCATTTGTCGTATTTACGTTTAGCCCACGCAATACCTTCCGGACATATTTTACCCATTGTATTTAATTTTTAGACCTTTGCGTTTAGCATCGTCTTTAGCTTTTTTCTTTCCCTCTTTTGTGTAGGGATATTTCTTTCCATTAACTTTTGGCATTTTTCTTCTTTCGTTTAATAGTTAAAGAATGACGTCGACATTTTTCACAACCACAACTCATTAGCATTTCCATCTACGAAGGGCTAGTGCCTTTCTAGTAGGTCTACCCTTAGAGTCCTTCATAGGGCCTTTAACACCACTCATACGGGCACAGAAGGACTTCTTGCGACTTCCCCCACCCGGTTGTGGTCTTTTAAGGTTAGAGCCTGTTTTAGCGTTGTAGTATTTTCTTCCCTTCTCTGTAAGACCACCTTTTTTAGATTTGTGTTCTTTACGAAGAGATACGCCTTTACGTCTTCTACTCATAATTAAAATCCTAGTTTTTCAAGTTTCCATTCAAGATGCTCTATTCGCATATTCTGCTCAACATCTAATGGTAAAATTCCATCTGACTCCCATTCATCAATCCAAGTAGCGTTGACGTTGACGTCGTCAGATAATCGAGCCTGTTCGTGCTCAAGCATCATTATACGCTCGTCTACACCAAAGTAACCGATAACGGCTACAGCTACGCCTGCGATGATCGCTAATAGATTCCTAAGTGGAATTGTTATTCCTGTGTCCTCTCCAAGTTCTAACGGAGAGGGTTTATTAGGCATCGTTAAAATATATAGCTACTTTGATCTCTATAGTTTGAGGTATTGGTGTAGTAGCTGTATTAGTTGTTAAACTCCATCTAATCTCTCCGATGTCGTCAGAAGACATTTGACCACTACCACTACCGTATGTAGGTTGGATACTATATTGTTTTCCTAGTTCAACAGTACCACCTAAAGCAGTTAGTAAATCATACCTTACAGTTCCACCTACAGCAGTTAACTGAAGCATATCAAATGTACCTGTACCGGTACTTTCAAATGTAATCATTTTGATACGATTCGTAGCATTATCTACACTAACGACTTCGAAATAAGTACTTGCAGAATTTAGTATTTCTCTATCTGCTTGGACAACATTAGCGTTATCTACTGTAATAGCACTTGAAGTAACTGTAGGAGCTGTGACTGTTTCGACGAATGAGCCGTGGGGAGACGATATAGATTTAATTGTCCCACCCGTAATATTTGTTGTTCTAACTTGTATTGACATATTATTTTTTAATTGAGGATGAGCCAAAGTAATAACCAACGATGGCTATTAGTGTGGTACGGATTTCGGGTAAGATTACAAAACCTTCTAAGGTCTTCCAAGTTTCCCACGTAAAGAATAAAAGTGATTTCTGTTCACTCACGGTGACTCCTTGTGTCATAAACGCCATAAGGAATGGAGCGACGACGACGCCAAACAAACATACCATTACAATTAGACGACGTACCCACTCTCCTCCACGCTTAGAAGCCTTATCGTGGCTTTCGTCTGCAAGTTGTTGAGTAGCTACATTGGCTTCTACTTTTTGTTTGTTGAGTTCAATACTACTTGAAACAAAAAGTCCAATTACTTTTGTAATAGCACCTACGCCTGTGCCTAAGAATAATGATATAAGTTCGCTTGTCATTTCATATTAGTCCCTAAAATGCTGTAGTAACCGATAAACGCTTCTCTACGTTTGCTCGGAATGCAGGATCAGTTGTATAACGTTTGTCTCGCATAGCCTCAGTTACTTGAGCTGATGAGTTAAAAGGTTTAATTGCTTCGCCACTCGTGCTTCCTTGAACAAGGTTAGGTGCTTTACCTCCTCCTGCTAGGAAACGAGCATACATCCCTTGAACAGCCATTTGTGCTTCTTCAAGTGATCCATTACTGACGACAGCGTCGTATGCGTCGATGTCTCCATCTGTTAGATTTTCTTGTGCCCATTGAACCATTGCTTCATAGTTTTGAGCACCACCAATAGAATCTCGTACTGCATTAGTTTCAGAGTCAATAATAGCTTCTTGACCTGCAATGTAAGCATCAACCATTTCTCTTGGTAATCCATTTTTCTCAAGTTCCCTATACATCTTATCAGATAACTCACCTTTCTCCCCATACATTTCTTGGGCTTGACCGATGACAGAATTAGGATCGAAACCTGTTTCTTCTTGGTCTTCAGTTGTATTATCTTCTTGTGTATCTTCATTATTAGAACCTTGTTTTTGTTGTAGTTCAGCATACGCTTTCGCTAGATCTTCGGGAGAGGTAAACTTTTCGTCTAACCACTCGGGACGCTCAGATTCCACTTCTTTTTTAGCTTTATCTTGAGCCTCTGCTTGTTGTTCCAAAGTGACCTTTTCAGATTCAGTTTGGTCGTTTATTTGTACTTTACTTAATTCAGCCATTGTTTTTATTCCTCGCTCTGTTGTTTAATTAAATCTGTTCCACTTTTCATTGCTTGAGGGCCAAGCTTCTCAGCCATCTGCATTTGTTGTGCTTGTTGCATTTCTTCTTGTATCTGTTCTTGAGACTTCACAAGTCCTGCTGTTTTGATACCAAGGCTTGTAGCTCTACGTTTAAGGTATTCTTCGGGGTTAATATACTGAGACATAACCTCCGGCCCTAATGTTTGTACTACACCTTGTAAGAACATATCTAGCTTCTGTAAATCGTTCCCTCTACCAAGAGCCTCAACACCTGTAATGATGACGGGGTTGACGACGTCCTTCGGTAACTTAGGTAACTTACGTTTACGGTTCATTACATCCATAATACGATTTACCATCGGCAAAGACAGTTCGGTTGAAAATAAAGAGTAGACACCACCTAGAGCATTCTCAAGCTCCATAGATAGCATTCTGATTTCTTCAGCAGTTACACGCTCAGCATTTCTAACTGTACCACTTGTGAGTAAGAAAGCGTGACCTAAGCGTTCTTTGATTGTCTCTATAGTTTCAGAGGCAACTCTAAGGTCATTATGTTTCTGTACTTGTAATACTTGAACATCACTTGCATTACCTTGGACAATAGCTCCGTTAGGTGATTCTGCAAGTGTACGAGCTCTTGTAGTACCATTAGGATTAACCATAAACAGTACTTTAGCTGACGCTGAAGATCCTTCAACGATTGCTCTTGTAAGTCCTTCAAGTGATTGTACATCTCCAAGATACTCTTCAACATAACCACGTCCGTAACTCTCGCCATCAATACGTGTGAACCTAAGTGCAATGTAAGGATTCTTATCAAGTTTGTATGAACCTTCAGAACCCGGAATACGCACTCCGTTAATATCTTGGAATACTTCCCACTTATTACCTATGCGACACACAGCAGTATATAGTTCGTAGTCGTCGTCGATCGCACCATCCACACCAACAGCTTCTTGCATCTCGGGACTCAAGGCTGTACGTGCAATAGTTTCTTTAGTTACAATGTGTAAGATATTACCCATTGGGTCTCTGTCGACGACATACCTATCAAGATGAAATACTCTCATTCCACCTGTGTCGGGTAAGTATATCAAAGCATTACCTGTGATTATTAAATGCTTAAGGGCTTCGTGTAAGCCGGTTCTGTAAGACTCACGAGATACTTCATCCATTACAGCTTCTTCTACTTGCTGTAACTGAGTCTCGATAGAGCTTATGAACTCGGGTGGAGCACCTTCTGCTTGTAAACCGAACGTGTCTATGTTTAATCTGAAAAATGGAGCATTGGGTGGTAGGAGTGCTAACAATAGTTTGGAGGCGAGGTTATTTACTCCTCGAGCCCCAATGCTCGAAAATGGTGTATCTAGCCGAGAGTGAGCTCCAAAGCCCGAATCCGGCATAATGTAAGGTAATGTTAATCTCGAGCAAGTTCTAGCACGATCAACGTATTGGTATCTCTTACCTTCTAAAGTATTATATAATGATTGTGCTGTGACGTTGTGCATATTATTCTGACGGGTCTTCTACAGGAATAGTCAATAAAGTGACTTCGCTAACAGTAGACTCTGATTCATTAAGAGTTTTATAAAAAGTTACATCAAGTGCCCAAGTTCCATCTTCACAAGGAACAGGAGTTGAATGGTAACGTGTGCCCACACCGTGTCGATGGTATGAGTAATTGCGTGCTTGACCCTCGACGTCTGCTCTTGCAAGACCATCGTCTTCTGTATCAAACACAAGATATTTATTGGTAATTGTTTCTTCAGACATATTAAGAATAAAGTTCGTATTGATTGTTTAAGTTTTCCTTTAGTGCAGGAAGGTTGATCGTTTGATCGTTAGTAAATAAAATTGCTTCATTCATTGTTCCCGTTAGAGCATAGATAGGCTGATTAGAACTGTTTAACGCTCTTGTTGAATGATGGTTTTCACCAATAATGTCAAAACCTTGTGATAAGCCTCCTGCAAATGTAGTAGTATGTGTTTGAGAATTATCATTTAAATGTACAGTAGGAACGTCGTCGTTTTTGACCATATAAATGTACATAACTTGTGTACCCTTAGTGGTCGTTAATTGATTAGCAGTAAATTGGTTCGAACTACTACGTCTTAAAATTGGTTGCTGAGATGAGTTTAAGGCAAGGTCTAATGTTGTACCTGCAAATGTATTTCTAGCAACAGTATCAAGCGTTCTACTAACCACAAACACAGCAGTACATTGATTTCCTAAAGGAACACCTACGGGTGTACCTCCAAAGCCTCCTTGTGATGTAGCTAAACGCATCAAGTTATTATTGGTAAATACCATACCACGTTTATCATAACCACCATTACGGATAATGTATGGTTGTCTAGTTTGGTCTATTTGTTGGTAGTCGTTATTACCTTCTGATTGGTCATACCAAATAGAAACACGACCTTCTCGATTATGTCTTGAAATCTTAATATTCTTAAGACTTACTGTACCACCACCATTTGGGTTTGTACTTATAATAACTAAATTATTTAAATCAGCAGTAGTACTATTTCTTGAGAAACTGAAAGCTACTTGACCACTATTTGAGTGAAACGAAGCAGAATTAGTTAAAGTACCACCCGATAAATTATTACGAAACTCAGCAACAAAACTCATACCCGGTGTAGTTTCCTTTGGATCAACAAAGAAAGATACTCTAATTACATCAAACTGTTCTTCTGTTTTATATACTTTATTTCTAGTATTTAGTAGAATCCGAAGGAAACGAGATGATGTAACTGAGTCGTTTATTGTATATTTTAAATCTCTTTTAAATCCAATATCAGTTTCAACTCCCGATGGTAAAGTTACTCCATTAGCTGTACCACTAAAGTGAGAACGTACTGCTCCATCCCATTCGTATTCGTCGTCGTATAAACCGTAATAATTATTAGTACTAGATTCAATCAACCATCTATTGTCCTGTTGGTCACCTGCGTAGAATATAAATTCTGAACAATCACCTTGGAAATTATTGTTATTAGTTACATTTGGGTCTTCTGCAAGTTGTTGTTCATTGAATATAACACGAGCAACTAAGTGTCTAGTTGATCCTTTTGAATTATTCTGCATATGTAGATCAGCTCCATTACTGTAACCCTCATATGTATGTAGGGTTGTGCTTCCATCTACAAGTCCATCAGTTCCTTGACTAAATACACCATCACGTGCCCAATCGTTATAACCACCACCAAAATTTAAATCTCCTTCATAAGGAAACCCGTGATAATTTGTAAGTCTAGTAGGCTGTACCAAAATACCTCGTGTACCTCCTCCTCCGTGAGTATTACCGGTGACGTGATCTGAAACAAGATAATAGTTACCACTTGTTTGGTCTCGTTTACCTAGTTTAGTATACATCATATACTCAGTATCAGTAGTAGCATAGACGTATTCATCAGCGATCATCCATTTACCATTACCAAAATCAGCAATTGTTGGGTGACCATTTTCATCAAGTTTAAGTAAACCATACTCTGCAACTGTTGCTTGTTTACTTTGGTCTGTTTGTCTAAAGTGATTACCACGAGTTGTTTGATCATACCAAACACTTAAAGTCGCTGTGTGTGCAGTACCTTGAATCTTAATATCCTCTACGTCAAATAACTCACCGTCATTAACTAATAGGTCATTACAAGTAAATCTAAATATTGCTCCCGTAGTGGCATTAGTAAAGGCATAATCAAATTCAAAGTTACCTGTTCTTCCTGCCGGTATACTGCCTACAGTTTTGTATCCTTGTCCATCGACGAGTTGCCACAACTGAACGTTTATGTTAGCACTTAGTGTATTACGAGTGACACGACAAGTAACCTTTATATTTCCTTTTTTGATGTCAGCATAGTTTTGACCACCGGATCTGATATCAAAGTCTTGATTTCCACTTTTAGAAACAATAGAATTGAATGACGAATTGGTAGCATTAGTTACAAGAGCTTGTCCGATTCGAGCCCCGTTACCATCAACTTGAGATATAAACGTATTACCCAAAGGTATGTCTACAGTCTCATTTAAAAATTCTTTATAGGTTTGACCCGACTCTGTGCGTGATCTGTCAACAATACCTGTACGTGAGTCAACGTAGACGTCGACCTCTTTCGTATCTGTAGAACGACGCACACGAATGACTTTGTCGTTGTAACCACGTTTCATCTGACGAAGACCATAAACACCTTTACAGTTAGTCGGGTCTACATCAGCAGGTAAAACAGTTGACCATTTGTTGGCAACCCAATCCTCTAAGTGTTTAATATTCTTAGCTTGAAAGTCTGCTTCATTATATACTGAACCATCGTTAGTTCGTCTTACACGAGCAACTGTACTACTACCATCACTATTTACTAAGTCCCTAAATGAACAAGCAACACTCGCACCACCTACTACTTTTGATAAAAGAGGTTTTGATTCACCCTTTCTCGAGTTTTCGGGGATTGCTCGTCGGTCAACTTTAAGTGTTGAGCCTTCGGGTCTGATACCTGTTGGGTTGTCTCGGTTCACCGAAATGGAAGAGGTGCTTCCATCCCCGTGAGTTACGGTGTAGTTTCTTGATGACATACAAATTTACTAGAAATTCAATCCACGCATTGCTCTAAACATAAGAGTAGGGCGACGACGTATTAATGAAGCGATTCCTCTGCTACGATTACCTCCGGCACTTACTGCAGGTTTTTTAACAGCAACTTTTTTAGCTGTTTCAGTTGGTGCAGGTGGTGGTGCAGGTGGTGGTGGTGGATCGGGTATTTTAGGTGTTGAACACATAAGTTATTCCAATGGTTTATTTAATATATTTTCGTTTTGTTCGTAATACTTTTGTTTTACGAAGCGAACAACAGAACGTTGTCCATTATGAAAGTCCATATCCCTATGATCCGTAGAGGTATCAAAATCCCTCGGAGGAAACATTTCTTCCATATATAATACTATAGATTCGGGTATTGTAGGTTCTTTCATATTAGTCCCATTTTAAGTCATTTAACTCTTGAGGTAGACGACCTTCATCTATCCATTTCTTAGTCTGTATAAGGCACATAGCGTTCCATATAACAGCTCCTCCGTGGTCTTCAGCTTGGTCATCTTCCATAAACTGCCATAGGTGTCTATAAAGGCTATCTACATAGCGAGATAATGGTATACCTTTTCTCCAATTATCACGACCATACTTAGTAGCACCGTCCTCGAACCGTTTAGCAACTGAACGTAACGCATCAATTGGAATAAGACTTGGTGTACCTTTTCCTTCCATTGCATCTCTTACTGCCCCTGTGTTAAACTCAGAACGAGACCCTGTATCCGGTAGATTCGACTTCTGTTGGTTCATAGTTTTTTGGTTTCCATAACGTTATATTACCTGTTTCTTCGTCGTAGTCGTCACACCTAAGTATATAAGCAAGACGAGCATTCAACAAAGCATCGTACTCAGTTAAGTCTTTTGACTTGTAAATGTCAACAACTGTTTCCCAAGTAGCACCTTTTTGTTTTAGTAGTTTATCGGCTGTCTTTACACCGACACCTTTAACTCCCATATAGTTATCCGTAGGATCACCTGCTAGAGCTTGTATCAAATGATTATAGTCAGCTTCTTCGTGAGTACGTTCAGAGTACTCATCTCTAATAAAGTTATACCAACGACAAGGTAATGTAGCAAAGTCTTTATCCCCACTACAAGCAACGTAGCGATCATTACCGGTACACATAATACCAATCAAATCATCAGCTTCGATGTTATCGACTCGTTTACCATTGTGTTGTTCAAAGACCTTATCTACTAAGTCTCTAAGACCAAGGGGCTTACGTTTGTCTTTACGATTAGCTTTGTAATCGGGAAATAAATTGTGTCTAAAAGTAACCGAAGGACTGAACGCTAAGATGTAATCAGTAGTGTCTAATCGTTTACATATAGAATCAATAATGTCAGTACATTTATCAAATGCTTCTCGCATATTTAAATGTAAAGTGTAGACGTCATCGTCCCACTTGATTTCGTGCTCTGCTCCAAAAGCTGAGCGATATACTATCATATCTCCGTCTATAATTGCTTTGTCCATATTAGTGTGCAGGTTCTACTTTGATTTTAGTTTTAGAGAAGTCGACATCGACCTCAGAGAAATCATCGTCAGCGACTGCTTCGTGAGCTTTCTGTATTGTTGAGGCTGTGACATAGAATGTTTGTGTTACTTCGAATTTTGTGTGCATAATATATTAATGTGTTTCTTTCCAATTCTGCCCTATCTTGTACTCTCCGTCAAGAGGACAGTTGAACTTTAATGTTTTACCTGCGTCTTTGATTGCTTGTACAAATTGTGAACCCAAGGTGTCAGCATCTTTGGCATCACAACTAAACTGTACTTCATCGTGTACGTTGGCGTGCATTTGGTATGTAGAATGGTTGGCGACTTTTGTAAACTCAACAAGTGCTTGTTTCATAATTACAGCACCTGCTGATTGTAGGAGTAGATTAGGTGCACTATGTGCAGACCTAGCAGGTAGTTTGCGACCATCAAGACCTGTGAGTGAACCCTTGGTTTCGACAGCGACACCAACAGCATCAAGGAACTTTTTAATCGCAGGTGTACGAGCAAAGAATTGTTTCTTTAAACGTTTACCATCAGTTGATGATCCGTTAACAATAGAACCAATTTTAGCATCACCTGCCCCATATAAGAAAGCATAGATAAATGTTTTAGCTTGGTCTCTTGTTTCAAGTCCTGCTGACTTTTGGTTAGCAGAATGAATATCACCTTCAAGTATTTCTTTTGCATATGCACCTCTATCCCAAGGATACATATAATGAGCAAGACAACGTAGTTCTAAACCACTAGCATCACAGCCTACAAGGACTTTACCCTTAGGGGCTGTAAATAGTTCTCTACATTCTGAACCGTATGGGGCTCGTACAGCAGGCACTTGTGCTACGTTAGGTTTACGATGACTACAACGACCCGATACAGTACCGTTGGTAATTATTGAACCGTGTATTCTATAGTGGTCGTCGTCTAAACGAGCAAGGTCTTGCCACGCTTGCTTGCCTTCTGATAATTGACCAAGACGTTTTGATACCATCAAGTACTCAAGTAACAAATCAGCTTCGGGTGTATTAATAGATTTAAGAACACCTTCATTTATCTGAGGTCTTTTACCCTCGTAGGCATCGGGCTTCCACCCTCTGTCTAATAAACGTTGAGCAATCTGATCACGACTACCCGGATTGAAAGGAATTGTTTTCGTTTTGAAATCTCCCTCTCTAATATCTTCGGGCTTGTAACCACTTTCCAACATAGCTTTTTTAGTTGGAAACTTATCGCCATTAGAATTTTCGTACCATCTGCTTTTCATTGTAATTACATTTGGTTCGAATGTTGCTTCTAATTTTTCTTTGAGCTCTGCTCTACGCATTCCTAATTCTTGGTCTAGCTTCTTAGCCTTCTCCATATCAAAAGGAAAACCATTACGCTCTTGTAGTTTCATTTGTTTAGCAAAATTATGCTCCAAGTCTAACATTTGTTGACTAGGTTTTTTACTCATTAGATACTCGTATAGTTTCTTAGTTAATCTTACGTCTTGTACACAGTAGTCCTCCATTTCTTGTGACCATTGTGACCAATCAGTTGACTGACCGAAGTCTCCTTTGTGATCTCCTAAACGCATACCCCAAGCCTTCAATGAGTGTGAGCCCATAACAGAACGATCACGTCCTGCTTGTGCATCATTGGTTGCTATATCGGGGTAGATACAGCGAGATATAATCATTGTGTCAATGACTCTAGGATGTACGAAATCATAAAGCTTGTACAAAGCCATATAATCAAAGTTAATACTATTGTGTCCAACGATTTCATCTGCGTTTTTAAGTTGTTCTAAGCCTTTATTCATTGTATCGTTTTGGTATCTGTAGACGTTGTCGTCTTCATCTATTACTACCATACAATGAACAGTTTCAAGATCGGTATGTTTAGTCCAATCTGTCAACCCATTTGTTTCTATATCAAAATACACTCTCATATTAAAATGGGTTTTCAATATTAAGTTGCATTTCGTTCAAAGCACCTGTGTCTTGATTGTAATGTAAAGCAGTTGCAATGCCTGTTTCACCACTAAATCTATTTTTAAGTACACGAACAATTGTTTGGTTCTTATTGTCGGGGTCTTGTTGATTACGTTCAAGACCAATTACCATATCAGATAATTGTGCAATCGATGCAGAACCACGTAACTGAGCAAGTGATGTGATTGCTCCTTCTTCGTGTCCTTTACCATCGGGGCGTTTTAAATGTGATACAAGAATCATTCCGATCTTTGTTTCTTCAACTAAACTACGTAGCATTGTCATAGTGTTGTCAATCATACGACGTTCGTCTCCATCTCCAATACCCGATACAACGATACTAAGGTGGTCGAGGACGACGTACTCAACGTCTAAGACCTTTGCCATATATCGTATACGACCTAGTAGGTTATCTCCTTGTATTGAACCCCAATGGTCATACATAAAGAATCGCCCCGAGCCCACAGTTTCTGCAAATGCCTCCTCGTTGAAACTGTGTGGCTCTAAGTGAAGGAGTTGATTGGTATGTATCCCCATAATACCTTGTGCTGTTCTTTCAAGCGACTCCTCCAAGGCGATGTACCCCACGTACTTCTCTGTTGTCGTTAGTATATGATGTGCTATGACACGACAAATTTGACTCTTACCAATTCCCGAACCGGCACAGAATGTAACGATTTCACCTTTACGAATACCACGTGTCATTGTATTCAAAGATGGGAATGGATAAGGTATTGATAAATGTTCTTTTGGATTTTTAAGTAAGTCGTATATCTCAACTCCGTCGACAATGTCATCGGGTCTCCAAACTTTAGAGTTATATACAGAGTAACAAATATCTTTTGCTTTCCCTGCCATCAACATTTCATTTGGATCTTTGAGTGTTAGCTTGGCTATCTTACACTTACCTGCAGGAAGTATATTACATACATCCTCCATTGCTTGTTGACCTTGTGTGTCATTATCAAACATAAGCACAACTTCATCCCAAGAGGATAACCATTCAAAGTGTTTCTTGAATGCACTCTTAGCTGACTGTGCTCCACTTGGTAATGAAACCACGGGCCATTTGTTATCAAATGCTTGGCTAACTGTAAGGGCATCTATCTCACCCTCAGTTATAACTAATCGCTTACCACCATTAGGGGCAAGGTTCTGACCAAAGAAGTACGTTGGTGTACCCTCGGTGCGAAATGATTTATCTTTAAATCTATATTTTTGTGCAACAACTGCTCCGTCCATATTTCGGTAGGAAGCAATGTGGCAAGGTTCTCCGTTAAGAGTACCCACGGTGTAACCAAAGTGTCTACAAGTGTCCTTGTTTATCTTTCGGCTAGGGATGTCGACGTAGTCGCCTTGAATAAAATTACTACTCATTGTGTGTGTGTTAAGTTGTCGTGAACCTGTAAACTCACCACAGCTAAAGCACTTTGTTGAACCATCTGTATTAATAGTTAACGCATCGCTTGAGCCACAGCTTGCACAGGGTTGGTGTGTTTGTGCAGAGATTAAATCAGCCATTCTTTCGGTATCGTTTTATGACACCATTCAAAGCTATGTTTATCACACCAAGACGCATAGGTCGTTTTAGACTTTTTTGACAGCCTATTGTAAGCGTTTTGGAAGCAAAAGCGTATGTCATAGCTCGGATTATACTTACGAACAAGCAGATGCTTCGTCCGATCAGCACTTTTCCAATAACCTTTAACCTCAATAATAACTCCGTTTGGAAGTATGAAGTCCGGTTTGTACGTGTGTGGTTTGTCATATTTAAGTGTTAGGGTTTCGTAAGAGAAAGACGTGCCCTCACCCTCAAGGTAAAGGGCAACGTCAAGTTCAAATTTAGAACGATAATTAGAATGGTGCTGACTCTGTGATCGGCTCATTCTTATCGAACGTGTCGTTAAACGATTCTCCATTACCGGTATAACCTTCTTCTTCAGCTGTGAATCCGAAAGATGAAGCTGTACCCGATGAAGCGTACTCGACAAGATCTAAGATTTGTACGGCTCTCAACCGAAGTGAATATCCAAAACCATTTAGATCGGTGTAGTAAGGGAATATCTCCACACCCATTTTAAGTTTAGAGCCACTACCAACTCTTGGAACTTCCTCGAGTTTGTTTCCTTTTGAATCAAATACAGTAATACTGAACTCAATCAAACCTTTACGTGTATCTTTCTTTGCTACTTGTTTAGCATAGATTTCATATTGCCCATCTGCTGTTTCACGGACGGGATTAGTAGAAGCTACTTTTAGTTTTGAGACACCACGTTTCTGACATTCCTCTTGGTATGCCTTGTTTACAGTATCTTTGATCTGTGCATTGAATGCGTTGTAGTCGTCCTCACTTACGTGAAGCTTACAAGAATAGACGCCATCGGGATTGAATTTAGTATCCGGTGTGTCTATGCGTGGGTAGTAGGCTAATCCTACAGGTGTACTTAGTGTTTTACTCATATTGTTGTATTATTATTATGTTGTTAACAGAAAAAATAAGTGCTGTTGCAGACCTTACTTATGTCTGCGTTTCCGTAGCGTGGTGGTTCTGAAATATCTATAGTTGGATGTTGTTGTTCTATTTGGTATTTTAAATTTTGTAATAAGTCAACTGTAAAAATATCTGCAAATTCTTCTCGTAGTACTTCTCCGAACAAATCGCAGTTGTTTGCGTGTGTTCCGTAGCTATCGTGAATCATTGAGAAATCATATATACCTCTTTCATTAGCAGAGATTACAGATTTTGTCAAGGCTGTAGCATCTAAAGAATGCACAAAGTTAGGACTTATACCTTGTTTTTGACGTCGTCCACTCAATTGATCAGTATCAGCGTGCCACTTAACGTGAGTAGCTTCGCCATTTATAAAAGATTGTACGTGCTGTGTAGATGTCTTTTTATAATCTTGCAACACAGGAAAGCCCGATGGTGTAACCCATTTAATTGGTAACTTTTTACTAGCTAGTAGTTTGGCTATGTTTTGTAACCATTGCATACACTCTTTAGGTTTAATCAAAACTTCATTGATTGAATCCCAAGTGTGTCGAGCTAAGTAACCCGTAGCTTTGTAACGTAAGTCTTCACTAAACGGATTATTACATTTAGTTTTTCGTAAAGTATCAGCATACCATTCATCAACGTAAGCTCTACAGCTATAGAATGTACCCCCGTAAGGCCATACCATTGTAGGTCTCTTGGCTAACTTACGATTGATACCAAACTTCAACCAATCAAAAGCAATAGGATTGTTGTCTTCGACGTCTTTCTTTAAACGTTCAATGACTTTATCGGCTACGACACCATAGATGTCAGCAGGTGTATCAGTAGGTAGTACATTGGTAGCTAAACATCCATACTCATCTCGCATCAACATAGACAGAATCTGTAATCCATTGTTGGACGCATCCATATTAACCGGTAAGTAACTATTCAAACTACCTTTAGCACAATACTCTGCCCACTCAAAACACCAAGCAAGAAACTGCCAAGGATCATCAGCTTGCATCCACTCTGTGTTCCTTGTAGGGTCACAAGCAATGGCATCTGCTGTGTTAGCGTAACCCCTTGCCCACTCTACACGTTCTTCAAGTGTAACTTTATCATTACCAAAAGTGTTTGCCCCTTGTATGGCTAACCACTTGTCATCTTTTAAACGTTCGGGGCGAGAGAACTGTAGTAATCCTCGAGACATATCCGGCCCTTGGATACCCAAGAACGCAGGGACATTGTAAATACGACCACGAAAATCTACTTGGCTAGGATAAAAGAATCTATTACCAAGTAACTTGTCAGCTACATATAAAACTTTAGCTACAAGTAAACGTCGACTCGTAGTGCTCACTCGGTGTGCATAGATACGAGCTGACTGTTGTCTCCATCGTTTGTTTGATTCGGGGTTAGTTTTAAAGTCAGTAGGTATTGGTGGTAGAGGCTCGTCCTCACGACAAGGTAAGTCACCTACCTCGACGTTGTTTTCCCAACAATGTTTCATTACATCAAGCACCTTACCATTAACTGCCCAAGGTGTTTGTTGTATTAAATTTGTAGCCTTCATAGGCTCAACAAGCTCACCTTCAATACTACGTAAGTATTCCATATTAGGTGTCTTGATAAAAGGTAACTTAGGTAATGCTGTACCTGCTGTATCATATCCTCCATCCCATACATTCTCCCAAGGTCTTGGAAGTTCTATTGTGGGTAACCAAAAAGGTTCTAGTAGTTCTCTATGGTTGTTGAAGTTCTCAATCCACTCAAGTGTTTCCTTGGTGGCTGTAACATATCTTGAAGGACGTTTGGATCTCTTGTCCCCTACGATGTAGACGTACTCAATCAACGACGTCGATACACGTAACAACTCAACAAAGTGTAAGCCACAGTTTAACTTATCTCGGTGTGCCCAAGAATCCCAATAGTCCATTAGACCCTTTTCAGCTTCACCTTTCATTGAGCTACGTAGGTGTCTTTGTTTAGCAGATTTACCTTTCTTACGTTTAGCTCCTAA